TCCAAGTTTTTAAAGTCTCGATTGGTTGATTATTTATTTCTAATCCAGAATCATCAATTAATTCTGCTTCTTCTTGTCTTGTCCAGCTTTCAGTTAAGCCAATAACTTGAGAGGTAATTAATTCACTTCTTGCTTCGCTTTTATCAAGTAAGTTTACTTTAATATTTTTAGCAATAATTGCCCACTCAAACATTGCTTTTTGAGAATTAAATTTTTGCTCTTCTTGTGATATTGCTAATAATATTTCTTTTATATTTGTGTCCGTTATATATCTTGCTTGTTCTTCACTTTGATTTGCAATAAAAAAAGTGGTTGACTCTTTTAATTGATCATTGATATTTTTTAGTTTATCTTTAACTTTTGGATCTGTTATTTCTTTTGTTTCTAAGTCAATTCCAAAATTTAAGCCTTTACTTTGTAGATCTTCTCTTAGAGTAAATGCAAATTCTTTTGTGGTTTTTCTCATCATGTCCCTAACTTCTTTTAGAAATTCAGGATAATAATTGTTTGCTAGTTCATTTGCGTTAATATTGCCACTTTTACGATAAATATTTTCTGCATCTTTTGCCATGTTTTTAAATATCCTTTTGATATTAGGTAAGGCGTTTGCTTCTAACTTTCTTTTTCTAACATCAATTTCCATAATATTCTCTTGCTTTTAGTTCAATATATTCATCAGTATAAAATTTACCGCCATCTTGTTTTCTTTGTGCTTTCATTATTCTAATAAATTCACTTTTTGCGCTTGGCTCGTTTCTGTTGCTTTCTGTGTTTATATCTTGTCCGACTTGAATTAAATTTGCTGGTTTATAAATACCATCACCGCCATTAATTGCTTCATATCCAATTATCGATCTTATTTCATTATCGCTTAAAACTCCTATTTGATTTGCAATTTTTGCATTTTGTAGTTTTCTTGCTTGTAGTGCTTCGATACCTGCTTCATCAAAATAAAACTCTAAATTTTCAGCATCTTTATATCTTGAAAGTAGTTTTAATGAAAGAAATTTTAAAATTCTTTTTAAAGTTGGCAATACAACATTGTCATAAAAGATATAAGTTGAAGCATCTAAATTAGAAAAAGTCATACTGCCAGCGTTAATCATTGGCAATGGTATTTTAACAGCCTTATATATTGATTGTTCTATTGTAGTTTTTAAATTTGCAAAATCCATGTCTTTTATAGATTCAGACAATGGTTGCCATGCAAAATCACCACCTAAAAAAGGTATTTCACCGGCATTTTTAGCACCAGATAATTTTGATTTAATTGTTTCTTTGATAATATCAGCTTGTTCTTTACTTAGAGTATTTGATCCTTTATATGTTAATAATCCGCTTGGTCTTGCTCCATTTTTAAGTAAAGCAATATTATGGATTGAAACTAAAATATATTGTTCAATTTCTAAAGCGCAACCAGCAAAAGCAGACACGCCAACTAAACTTGTTGATGAAAATTTAGGGTTAAAACTTCTTAAATGAATAATTTCGTTATTTCTTGCATCAAAAAATCTTTTATCTCCTTTTCTTTGGTAAATTGCACTTGAATTATAAGAATTATAGGAATACTCGCCTGCATAACCATCACTGAAAGCATTAATTATTACATCTTGTGGCTTTATATTATTAATTTCTATTGGTTCTTTATCTCCAATTATATTAACATAACAATTGCCAGTTAGTACATAGTAAGAGGCAAGCTCATTTAAAAATAATTGTCCATCAGTAAAGGGGTTTGGATTATTAATTAAATTTAAGGCTTTGTGTTTATAAATGAAATCACCATTTCTTTTATCTCGTAAAACAATATCTATACTAGAAATAGCATCAGCAATTAATTTAGTTGCAGTAAAAACAGGGCAAGCATCTATATATGAATTTATAAAATTTAAATCGTCTCTATTTCGATAATTTCCATTCAAAAGATCGAGTAAGAAAAAATTATTGTAATTAGAGCTTTTTTCTTCTTTTTTTTTTCTTGTAAAAAACATTTTTCGGTTGTGATAAGTTTTTACCGTCTACACTAGCATTTTTAAGTAAAAATCAAATAGGTAAAACCACTAAATGAACTAAAAAACATATAAAGTGTTCTCTTCAAATAAGCCAATCTTGCAGGCATCAATAAAGGTATCAACAAAATCATCATGCATTGATTGATTAAATGAAAGCAATTCTTCTATTAAATCGCTAAAATTGTCTATTCTAGAATTTAAAATAACATTAGGCTCACTACTATTTAAACAAGGGGTTATATTATTTGCACGCATTACTTTATCCCCATCTCTTGGCAAGGTTTTTTTAATTGTGTTTTCATCAGGTACAGGTAAGCCATCTTTTCTATATTGTTGCAATAAATAAGTTCCGTGCGCTTTGTCTTCAATCCATATATATCTAAAACCATATTTTATTTTCTCTTTTATCCATGGTCTGATCCAATTATCAACATCAACGGCTTTTATTCTTTTTCTTCTTACATCAAGAAGATATAATTTTTTATCAAAAACTCCCCAGTAAGAAAAACAAGTATAATCATTATGTTGCTTGTCTTTATAGGCAAGATCTGCGGTTATGAAAGTATAATCATATTTTTGCGGAAGGGTATTTGAAAAAATAAAGCATTCTCTTTTAAATATAGCACCACCTGCTAAAATAGGGCTTTGTTGATATTGTGATAAAAATAAATATTCATTTTTTTGTATTTCTTCCAACCTTTCTGGCGTATATTGTGATGGTAATTGACAAACCCCATCTATAACTAAAGGGATTTTTAATAAAGTAAATTTATATTTATCAATTAAAAAACCTGATAAATCCTCCAAGTGTAATCTTTGTTGAATATTAATAATAGCAGTTGCACTATCATTAAGACGAGTTAAAAGAGTTTCTTCAAAATAAGTTTTAACTTTATTTCTTCGTACTTGTGAATAAATATCACCTGCCTTATTTGAATCATCTATTAAAAGACAGCCTGAAAATTGTTTAGCTCCTCTAACCCCAGCACCAAAGCCCATTAGTTGCGATCCAATTGAAGAAAAAAGAACTATACCACCTTCTGCCGTTGTAATTTTTCTACTTGAGAATTTTGCCTTGCCTGTTTCTTCTTTTGCATATTGTTGCCAAAATTCATCAATAGGGTCAACTTCAATTTCTTTTTCTTCAATAAAATTAGAGTACATAGCTAAGTAAACAGAATTACCTAGTATATTAGTTAATTCTCTTGAAATATCATTAAGTAAAGCTTGTGAGTAGCTAGTATAAATAAAATTACTTTTTGGATTAGTTGCAAGCGTGTAAGCAATAAAATATTTAGCTAAAGTAGTTTTAGCAGATCGAGGGCAAACATTAATATTTAATCTTTTTTCTTTTAGATCATAAACATCTTGGAAACTTTGAAACAAGAAAGGGTGCAGGGCTTCTTTAATAAATTTTCTACCTTCAATTAATCTAAACATATACAAAAACCAACGCTCAAAACCTTGTTTATGTAGTAATTGTCCAAAATACTGAGGGTTTTTAATCTCCATCTATAATATTATTGATATGTTGCTCATATTCTTGTTTCTCTTCTTTATCAATATAAACTACTTGTGATTTAATTTCGCCAGAATGTTCAGTTTCTGTTTTTAAAGAAAATTCATCTTTGCATTTGCGTTCAAGCCACCATTTAGCCGTTGCCATATCGCCAATATTGATCGCTTCAATTACTTTTGTTTTAGCTTTTATATCGACTCTTTTCTTTAGTTGCTCCTTTCGGTATGAAAAAGATGGGTTTTGTTTTATATAATCATAAAGAGTATTTTTTGAAATATCAGCAAAAATGCAAGCCTGTTCATCTGTAAAAGCACTAGCAAAGGCTTGTTCTAATTTGGCAACTGTTTCAGGTGTCATAATACTTGGTCTACCTACATTTTTATATCTTGTTTCGTGTTTAGTTGGTCTGCCATTTTTTTTTGGTTTTGCCATATAATTTAAGTTATTTTATTAATAATAAAAATTCTTTTCTTACCTCTAGCTTTTTAAATTCTCCACCAAGTTTTGAGGTAATTGTACTTGAATTTATATCTTTTATTCCACGCGCTTTAACGCAATAATGTACTGCATTAATTATAACAATAATATCTTCAGTTTTTAATATATAACTCAAAGCATAATAAATTTGCTCTACTAAGCGTTCTTGAATTTGCGGTCTCTTGCAAAAAAAATCAACAATTCTATTTAATTTTGATAAACCTAAAACTTTATCTTTTGGTATGTATCCAATATGGCACAATCCGTCTATAATAACAAAATGATGTTCACAATTACTAAGGGCTGTAATATTTTTTTCTATAATCATTTCATCATA